TTGAGCGCGTTGTTGCGGTTGTGCTGTTAAGTATGCATTCACCAATTGTGTCCAGTTATTCAATGTTGGTGATTTCTTTCCAAGCGCAACTAATTGCACTGGACCTTCGGTTGTTGTTGAAATAACTTCATCTGGACCAACATTAATTGCAGCGAGCGAACGCAACGTTTTTGTTGGATCTTGAACTGTAGGCAGTTGTTGAGTGACAAAATCTACACCAGCCAAAAATGGAGCTAGGTTGGTAGGGTTCAACACTTTGATGTTACCTTGTTCTTGCGAACGAGCGGCGATGTTAGCCAATACAGCGGTTACATCTTCAAGCAATGCAGCTACTGTAATTCCAGATTGTGCCGCCATTTCAGTGAGAGTAGCTAACGCACCTTCCAGTTGAATTGATGTTGTTTGTGCTTCTTTGATTAGGTTAAGCTTTGTAGCCATGGTTATATCCCTCAGTTGTATGGCGATTAAGCCACTTTTTTAATTTTGATCCTGACCAGTATGTGGAAAACTTCTCATCTTCATTCAATTGCGATACGCCAATAAATTGAATATTGGTGGGTGTGGGGTCATCGATATCGTCGTAACACCATTCCACAATGATGCGTTGTTTTGGTTTAAGCCCAACTAAGGTCTTATCTTCTTCCATCTCACCGGTAGGTATTGAGCAGTATTTACGAACTTCGTACTCAATAATGGAAACTGGAGTATTAGCTACTGCATTCCGCAGCTGCTCCTTACTATCCAAATACTGTTTAAATGTCAATTTAGTCATGGCAAATATTTATGGTAACCCTTATCAGTGTGCAGAAATGTGATAATATTTATGTGCATTATTCGCTTTTATTGAATAAATTGTACCCAAATAGCAGATTTACAGCACCCAATTATCAAGGCTCATCAAATCTTCGATGTCCACATCAGCTAAAATAGACAATTGTTCCATGTCATGGCGGGAAAGCTTCTTAGTTGGTTCAATGTGTTGAAGTGCATCAAATATTGCATCTACGCTTTGTTGTGGGATTGTGCTATGCTTCACCTTCTGCATAATCAATCTAGGAGTAGGAATGTGTGACGCTCTTGCATTTGCAATCAATTGAGCATGCGCTCTAGATCCAAGTGTGATTTCATATAGTTTCATGGTAGTCCTCCAATTATTTCAGTGCTTGTAATGCGGTTGATATTTTATTCATATCTAGCTGATAACATTTTTCTTTCCAAGCTCTATTTTTTGGTTCTGCATTTTGTATAATCATGTTGTGAATAGTTGGTTGCAGCAACAAATCATATGCTTCTTGAAGTAATAGTTTAAGCTTATTTGTCCATGAAAGTAGTGCTGGCAAATCCCATTGATGTATCGCTGTATATACTTTATCGCCTGCAGTTTTAATAGGTGTAACATATTTGAATAGTGGTGATGTTCGTGAAGGAAAATAGAGACGAGTTACATGCCATAAAATAACAGATATATCTCTTATTGTACTGTGTTCAATTTCAATTGGTTTGAGTTGATTAACGATAGTACTGAATTTACGCAAATCTTCAATTCGTTCAGGCATATGCATCATTTCTTTGTTGTGCTGACGTAGTTCATCAAACGTCATCTTTGATTTTGGTTTCTTTTCTTTTGGTGAATTTTTAGGTGTGCTACTTTCACCTGACCCTGCACTCAATCTACCAAGTTTATCTGACACTCGGAACGAATTCAGAAAATCATCTTCAGGCTCCGAATCATATCTATCCCAATCAGTGTCCATTATTTCGTACAGCTTCATATGAGTCTCCATCATTCAGTGTTTGTATTATTTATCCAGACAATAAAAAAGGCAGCAGAAGCTGCCTTTTTCAAGATACCAACTCGATTACGCGAATTGGAAGTTTGCTACACTGATCTTACCGTAGTAGTCAGCACTGTTACCCAACGATGTTTCTGTTTGAGTGAATGCAGTCTTACCGTAACGAGTCATCAATGAAACAACTGGTTGGAACGTTGTTGGGTTAATAACAACACCAGAAGACATCAATGGGATGTATGGGCAGTAGAAGTAACCTACGTCCGTTTCACCATTACCACCCTTGTAACCAACCAAGATGGTGTCGTTTACAGTAGAACCCAAACCGGAAACTTGGTTCCACAAGTATGAGTAAACCTTGATTGTTCCATTCAAAGTACCAACCAACATTGTGTTGTTAGGACCCTTGAACGAACCAGCAACAGCAGGTGCGAACACCGACTTAGCAGCAGATTGAAGGATAGAAACAACCATTGGTGATACAACGATAAAGTTACCTGGTCCACGACGAGTCTTACGAGCGATTTCGTTCGCAACTGCGTTGATCACGATTCCCAAGTTAGCGAAACGGTCACCCAAGTATGCTGGTTGATATTGTGGGCCTAGACCGATTGTTGCGTAGTCATAAGTTCCAACAGTACCTGCCAAAGCGATCAAGTCAGACAAGATTTCAGAGTCGATTTCTTGAACGATTTCAGCGGAGACAACTTGTGTCAATTCGCTTTCAAGGTCAAGACCGTGCTGAGACTTCAAGTCTTGCATAGCTTCGATTGTCCAACCAGCTTGTAGCTTACGAGTTCCAGCTTCAACTGCTTGGCTGATAACTTCGAGCTTAACTGTACGACCACCAGATCCTTCGATCATGGAGCCAGAACCACCGTATAGACGACCAGCGTAACGTTGACCGATTGCATCAGGACCGTAAGGACCGAACAAAGAGGTGTTGTGTGCTGGGAGGCTTGATGGCCATGCACCTGCAGTTGCTACAGATTCGATGTCACCAGTAGTATCGCCATTGTCGTGCATACCGGAAGCACCAGGTACTTGACCCAATGGAGTTCCTGCAACTTGACCAGCTGCTGAAGAGTAGAACTGACGAAGAGCTGGGTTGTTACCGAACAATTCGTTGTTTGCTGCGATGTTTCCAGTTGTTGGAGCAAATGGAGTGGATGGCTGAGTAACAGCTTCACCATATTTGTAACGCATTGTGTAAACCAAGCCAACTGGACCTTGCATTGGCTGAACACCAACGATTTCGGTTGCGATTGTACCTGGGATAATACGACGGATCATTGGGATCAAGATCTTACGGAAGCCGGCGATATCGTTTGCGCTAACTGCACCAGCAGCTGCGTTTTCCATCAAGATGTGGTTCTTTTGGTTTTCAAGCAAAGTACCAACGATGGATTTCTTTTGTGTGTCCAAACCATCAAGCAATGCTTCCTTGACGTCTGACCAATTTTCGAATAATTCATTCATTTTATTTCCCTTTTTAAAGTTTACTGACTAAATTTAAACCAAACCTGCGAGACGACGTAGGCGGTTTTTGTCTTCTGCAGAAATCGTAGAAGATTGGTTGCTGCTGTGGTCCTTTTCAGTGATTGCTGCTTCTTCAATGATCTGGTCGTCAACATTACCCTTCTTTACTGTTCCTGTAATTACTGCTTCCTTCTTGCCTTCAGCCAGTACTTTATCTTCCTTCTCTGAGGTCTTTACTTCGGTTGATTCCGTTGTTTCTTTCAATACGCGGCCAATGTAGGTCTTGTATGCATCTTCAAGCAAGTTGGTGTCAACATTCTTCAAGATTGCTTCCATAACTTCCTTGGTGCGACCATTCAATGGTGCCAAAACTTTTTCAAGTTTGATTGAACGCTCAAGTTTAGAAGCCTTCTTTTCAGCAGCTTCAAGAGCAGTCAATGCATCATCCAAACGCTGTTCAGCTTCTGTCAATTTACCTTCAACAGAGTCATCACCAGCATAGTGTTTCTTAAATTCTTCGATGAACGATTCGAATACCTTACGGCCGAATTCATTCTTCTTAACGACGGCTACGTCTTCACGCAATTCATCGAGTTCAGCTGTCAAACGGATTTCCAAGAATGAGTCAAGCTTTTCAATCAACTGAGCAACGTCGCTCTTCAATTGTTCAGCCATTTCAGCCTTAGCTTCAACGATCTTTTCAGCAGATTCTGCTTCGAGGTCACGGAAACGTTCGATGTCAGCACGCAAGTCATTCAATTCTTCTTCAAGAGCTTCAGTTACTTTAGCGTCAAGAGCTTCGATCAATGTTTCACGTTCAGTGATCCACTGTTCATTCAATTCTGCTGTAACAGCAGCATGTGCTTCTTCGCGAGCGGCCTTAGCAGCTTCTTCGAGTTGTGTCTTGATCGCAGTTTCGAGTTCTGTACGGGTTTCTTCCGTCAACACTTCCGCTGCAAGTAATTTCTTGAGTAGTTCATCCATTGCTATATCTCCTTAACGAATTGGTTTTTTGTGTAAATTATTTATGGTTCCGGTGCAAATTAATGTGATACGATCAGGTACCAGGGCGTAAAACCCGCATAAAAACAGGGAGTTTAAGGCTCCCTGGTTTTTGTAGTTTTGTAACTACCTATGTGTTATTTGCGGCCAAGTTCCTTGTTTACCCACTGCAAAACTTCTTTTTTGAAGTACTTTTGAGCAGCTGGATCTGTACGGAGTTGTTCTGCCAAAGTCAATACTCGACGGCCTTGAATTCCGTCTTGAAGAGACTCATACACCATGCCTGGTGTAGCTCCTGGTGCACTTGGAGTAATAACGATGTCATATGTAATGAATTGGAAGCCATTAACGTCACCACTTTCGGTTACGTTACCAGCGCCACGGCTTGATACACCAATCTTAACACCGCTGCGAACTAATTCTTGTGCAATGTTCCCCATTGGTGTGTTAAGCAATTTTGCTTTACCATACGCATCATTGCCATTCATCCACATTTCTGTGATGACGTGGGAAATGCGATCGCTGTTGATAGATAGTGTTTGTGGGTGATCTAGTTCACCAAAGATACCATTGCATTCTTTGATGCGATCCATCGCTGTCTTCACAGCAGATGCGATTTCGCTCAAAGGGTAGTTGCGACCATTGCGGTTTTTGATTGAGCTTTGCATGCAAATGCCGTTAAGCCACATGCTTTTGCCGTTGTCACTTGATTCTTGAATGATTCGGCTTTCTGTTGGGTGTAGTTCTTCAACTAATAACTTCATGGAATACTCCTTTGTTTTAACGCTTTAGCATTATTTATGGGTATTGCAAATAAACAGGCCTGTAAAACAAAAATGCCGGCAGAGCCGGCATTTTAATTGTGATTAACTACAGATGTTATTCTGCGTCTTTCTTATCGTCCTTCTTGTCTTTCTTGCCCTTCAAGAAAGCTGGCTTGTCGTCATCTTCCTTTTCATCTTTTTCTTCTTTGTCTTCTGCTTTTTTCTCAGCCTTCTTACCACCAGCCTTTTCATCTTTTTCTTCTGCTGGTTTTTCAGCTTTTTCGTCTTTTTCTTCCTTTTCTTCGTCATCTTTTTCTTCGCCCAAGAGGATAGCTTGAGTTTTGAGGCTGATGTACTTGTGGAATGCGTCAGTAGCCGCTGCTGTATCCTCATTGATTGTAGAGGTGATAACAGTTTCGAGGTGTTGTTTCATTTTTGCGTTCATGTATAGCTCCTTAATTTAGTGTTAATGGAATGTAGTCCGATTTATTTATTGTAATGAGTGTGTTACTTGGGTTAAATTATTATACAGCTTGTTGAGCCCCGGGATTACCTGGTGGTACACCCATGCCAGCATTTTGAGTTTCTCCACCCATTCCCATGCCTTCACCTGGTACCCCACCCGTTTCTCCACCCATTCCCATACCGCCACCCATTCCCATACCGCCACCAGCTACCATTCCGGTACCACCCATTCCTCCGAGTTCTCCCATACCTTCTTCAGCAACAGGGCCGTAGATTTTGATCATGGTTGCAGGATCATCTGGATCTAAACCAAGCTCTTCTGCTTTTAGACGTTCATTGAGCAAGATTTCTTCATCTGTTAACTGTAGATATTTCTTCGAGCTAAAACGCTTAGATAGGTGTTCAATGTTATTAGCATTGGTATAAGTACCAAGCAAGTCGTTATCCAATTGTTGCTGACGATATAGACCAAAGTTTTCTGGTTCTGGCAGCTTGATGTTGAAAATCGAATTGTCAATGTTGATATTGGCGGCACGTAGGTAACGCTTAAATTCCTTATCTATTACCCGCGATATGTAACCTTGCAAACGCTTGATGTACATAGCAAAACGCAATTCCTGGATGTATGCAACACCAGTCTTGCCATCGCTCATAATAGCGTTATCTTGGCCTTCACGCATAAAGGATAGCGGAATGCGAAGACCGCGGAAGACCTTCCACTGGAAGTATTCCAAGTCAGCCATTTCACCAAGACCTTGTCCACCTGGGAGCGATTCAACTTTAGATCCACGACCATCAGGACGTTGTGCAAAGAAGAAGTCTTCGCCCATTGTTTGTGGATTGTATACAGAGTCAACTTGATCAACACCACCACCTTGGGTTGGCACTTTGCGTTGACGAATATCGTTCTTGATTTGTTCTAGGTATGCCTTAACACGTTGTGGAGGCATCTTACCCACGTCAATGTAGAATACACGACGTTCTGGTGCGCGTTGGATACGATAAATGATGATAGCATCTTCCAACAGCTCTTTTTGCTTTTGCGCACGATATACAGCACGAAGAATTGACTCACCGAACGGTGCAGTTTCTGAAATGTCATCATTCAAAGTAAACCAAATCACTTCATCAGAGGAGAAAGTATCTACTAACTCATTTGAGTAGCTTCCAAAATGTCCTACTGGTTGGTTATATGGAGAGTTGGGCGTCTTTGTTTCACGCTTAACTTGCCATCCCAACACGCGAGTCAAATCCCGGTCATCAACGATAGCTGCGACAACGTTCTTTGGGTGCATGTATTCCCAACGACTTGTTTCTTTCTTACGAATGAAGAAGCAATCCCCATACTTGACTGTAACACGGGCAATTTTGAATAGGCGCGTGTTCCAATCATGTAGGGATGCCCAGTAACGCAAAGACGCGCGAAGCGTCATAACAGCGGAAGAAGGGATTTCAACACTCTTGTCGCGGTGCATTACCAGCTCAAGTGGGAGGTCGGAATTTGGATCCGATCCAATCATTTCTTCTGCAATTGTATCGAGAGAACGTGCGATTTCAACATCATTATCCATGAGATCATACTCACGGTATCTTGTAATTCTTGAAGCAGAGCCTTGAATTAGGCGCTGATACCACGTGTAGTTAGCATATACGCCTTGATCACCAATATTCTGGTTATCAGTCATTGTAGTTATGCCTGGTTTCGGGCTAACTACCTTAAAATATCCTTCAAATTTTGACATTAAGCGTACCTTACGTGGTTAATTTTACCATCTTATTTATAGTGATTAATTTTGACGTGATCAATTAGACTTACCCCATCTGCGCATATGGGGCGGAGAACTTGTTTCCACTTGTTAGACGATCAGCTTCTTTTGCACGGTTTGCATCAGACATAGTCAACGCAACTAACATTCTTCCCGCCAGGTCATTATTTGTCTCACTACTTTCCAAAATCTGTTTGAGGTAGTCGTTACTCTTGGTAAGTTGTTTAACTTGCTCACTAATATCAAGCGCCATAGCAGTATTGGTTTCAGCTGTAGCCTCTTCAGCTTTATTTGGAGTCTTTGCCAATTCTTGAGCTTGAGCTTGACTGTTTGATAATACTTCAGCTGGGGCCATAGTCTCTCCGACCAGTCCACCAAGCTTACCACCTGCCCAACCACCACCCATTGCTCCTAATGCACCACCCACTATAGTCCCAACAGCAATGCCTATTGGACCACCAATTACACCTAGCATTGCACCACCAGATGCTCCAGCCGACATTCCCGCCCATCCTCCAGCAGCAGTTCCTACGCCAGTTCCAATCGCTTTTTCCTTGTTTCCTGTCTTTTGATACTCTTCATACCCTTCATATGCACCACCAGCAACTACAGCAAGTGGACCTGCGATTTTTGCTATCGGCCCAAGAGTTTTGATTGTGGCTCCTGCTGCTTTTGATAGTGTTGAAGCTTCTTTCGTGGCCATTTCAGCTGCCGGAGTTGCAGCCGATCCTAATTTCTTCTCCAATGACCCCATTATTTTTTGAGTAGCCATATCCTTTAGTTTGCCGGCTCCCATTTGGGCAGCAATAAGGCCTACTGCACCCAGGATTAATCCTAGGAGTGGGTTCTTATTCAATGCATTTACAATGGTTTCATACCATTGGTTGGCAGTAACTAATGTTTTTCCAACACCATCCAATGCATCAGCTTGCTTCTGAATACCAATAGTCAATACCGTATTAAACTCACTGCCAGGTCCAATTAATTGTGTAAGACCCAACTTATCCGACAGTTGGGTCGAGAAGATTTCACCTCCCATTGGACCCAATGCTGATTGAGATAGAGCATTTGATGACTCTGATAGGAACGTTTGTAGTTGAGTTTTTTGTTCTTTAGTTGCGCGTTGGCCAGCAATCAATGCTTGAGCTGCTTCATTACTCCCAGATATTCCCATTGCACCGCCGAAAGCTCGCAACTTAGCTGCTTGTTTCAAACGCTCAATTGGGCCTTGCCCCGCCAATTTATTCAGTGTTTTTGTGGCAGCTTTAGCTTGTTCAATGGTCATTCCCATCGCTACATTTTCTTGAACTCGTGTTGCAATATTCGTTAATATTGCACGTCTCTCGGCTTCGTTTGTTGTAGCTCGTAATGCTTGCATTGTGCCAGCATCGTCTTGCATCTCAGCCATCATGTCTTGGAACTGAGGTCCTGTCATTCCTGTCAATTTCTGCAAATTAACAAAACTTTTTTGTAGCAATAGGGTATCTGTTTGTAACGGTTTGATGCCAGATTTACGTAATGTTTCCATTTGCTTAAAGGCAAATTCGGTGCGATCTGCTTGTTTAGCTATGGTGTTTTTATATTCATCTTGAGTCTTATCC